GGTGCGAGGCCACGCGTTGGGCGGGAGGGGGTCGAGGAGACTCCTTAGCCGGGGCTGGGGCACGTCCCTTAACCTTTTTTTCTTTTTTGCCAAACAAAATACGTCGCATCTCTTGCACGCGGTAATGTATTCCTTGCCGCGTAATGTCCGGGTACTGCGAGCACAGCTCACCGTTTGTCATCGCATCAGGGGTACGGAGGACTAGACGTAGTAGCTCGACGTGCAAGCGCACGCTACGCTCGGGCGAACGTTCAAGCGTAAGAAGTATCTTGGATATAATCTCACGCAAACGTTCACGACTTACGAACGTATCTTCTTCGCTCCTCATCTCTACGTCCCAAGGATCATAAGCAAAGCACTTGGCATTAGCAAAGATAGGAAATGAAAAACGTTCCTGCGGTTGCTCGCGGTAAGGAATGATACCAAGCGAGCGACACTCTGCCTGCTTAACAAACGTCTGCTTGAAAAACCAATTATCAAACTCGCGCTGCTCTTTCGTCGTGCTCATTTCTTTTCGTCCTTGTCATCGAGTCCGTCCATCGTCTGCTCGGTAAGGTCGTAGATTAACTCCTGAAGGCAAAGGCATACCATGTTTACGCGCTCAGCGTGCGTACGTCCGAAGCAATGCTTGGCTACTCTGCCGGAGCGTAAGACCGTGAACATAAACCCTGCGTCGCTAACCTTGCGTAAATCTTTCTTGGCAGCATCGAACGCGGCCTCAGCGTGCTCGTGATCGTGCTCAAAGGATGGTCGATTGTTTGGCGTGTCGTCGGACATAAAACCACTAACAGCGAGAGTGCTCAGTCGATGCAAGCGAAGTTAGTCCAGGCTAAGGTCAAATGGTCGAACTTAAGCAGGCCGTGTCTCCAAAGTTTTACGCGCTTACTTTCCGTTTGGTCGGGAGTTAATGCGTAACCTTTCTCGTTCCATTGCTTTCGGATTACATCTCTCAGCTCACCTGTTTTAATAATCCTCGGTGCACCCTGCATCATCTCGATAAGCATCTCTCTGTTTCTCTTTCCCAAGTCTGTATTTCTTTTGATTAGGCTATCGAGGTTAGCCCGCATAAAGACCGGTTCACTTTTCCACCTTTGTTTCCACTCGCTGGCTATTCGGATCTGATTGCGTTTAACCTTCCAACTCCTCGCGTACTTGCGTTTGTCTTTATTCATCAGATTAAAAGCATACGAGCAGCGTAAGCGTTAAGCGAAGTATGCGTTATAATATCTCTACCCTTTAGGGTAGATATTATATAGAGGTGAACTGCCCACCTGAACTGCCCAGCTGAACTGACTATTCCTTGGCATAAGTTTTGCATAGAATTGACGAGGATTGGTTATAAGCCGTTTTGGGTCGATAGCCTATCAAGGACTCTCATCGCTAATCAAAACGCTTCTACGGGCTTGCTGGATAGGTCTATTGGCTATGTCTGAGGTCTGTCTCCGCTCCCAAGCGATACGTCCTTGCACCTTGGAGTGCTGGAGCGGTATGGTGCGGGTATATTGCCCCTGGTCATCCTTGACCCCTGCACGACCTCCACGCTTGGCTAGGCGAAGGGTATAGTGCGGTAACTCGTCTTGACCTTCGGGTGTCGGGTCTTTTTGCAGTACCATCGAGGCCCTGTGCCAGTTGGCTAGGTCGGCTGAGCCTGCCCCTGCATAGGCTAGATCGGATAGGTTCACCTTGCCCGCATCCTTCACAGGTTTGACCGTGTGGTGAACGGTCATGAGTATAACCCCTGTTTCGTCGAGCACAGGCTGGATGATGTGGCGCGTGAAGTGCGAGACGGCTTCTTGGTCGGCGATGTCGATACCAGCAAAGCCAAGTAGTGGGTCAATCCAAACGATGTCGGCCTGATGCTTGATGACGAGCTGACGCAGCATAGTCCCGAAGTCTTCTCCGGTGCGGATTGCTTCCCTGTAAAAGTGTACCATGTCAGCCAACGCGGCAACCTCTTGCGATGCCCTAGCGAGGCCGAGAGAGTCGATAGCACCTTGGACGGCTTCTGATACGTCTCCCAAATCGTTTTCCGATTGGATGATGACCGAACGTAGGCGACGACGTGCGACTGATTTAATTCCAAACGCATCTCGACCCATTGCCCATGAGAGAGCCATCTGAGTGCACAGGGCAGACTTACCCGCACCTGTCTGAGCGATAAGCATACATGAGCCGCCCTTGCAGAGCCACCGATCACCTAGCACAGCGTTCGGGTCTTTTTCTTTTTCAAAGTTAAGCAGGTCATAAAGGGAAAAGTTTTTCGGGCCGTTGTCTCCGGCCTTACGCGGTATGGTGTCGGCTTGGATGGCGGCTAGGTCAGCCGAGATTTCTTCAGCGCTAAACATCCCGCTTTCCGACTTACGGCTTAGCGATGCGATGCGTGCGTCTAGTTTACGCAGGCGGGTCGCTTCGAGTACTGACTCATGCCAGCGTGAGGCCTGAGGCGATACATGGGTCTGAGAGGTCAGCCCGACGATGCCGTGTATGCCCCCAGCCTGCTCTAAGAGGTTTAACTTGCGAAGGTAATCGATGAGCACGTCCTCGGCAGCAACTTGTCCAGGGAAGGTCGTGGCATCGATGGCAGACCATATCGTCTGATGCTTCGGCTCGGCAAAGTCGGAAGGCTTGAGGTCGGCCTTTAGACGCGTAAGCCAATCTGCGTCGATGAACGCAAGGGCGATAAGGTTTTGTTCCGCTTCGATTGGGAAGCGGTCGGTTGTGGCAGGCATGGCGGGGAAGGTTGTGTGTTAGCGTTTCGGCTTTGTCGATTTATATTTCCGAGGTGGGCCGTAGAAAGGGATCACGCGAGACTTGTGCATAATGTTTACGCGCTCAAGTGCACCCTCGGCGATGGCCTTTTTAACCATGCGTAAGGTATGCGTCTTAGAGGTGTTCCATATGGTCATCAGCTGAGGCGTGCTTTTATATCCGGGTGGCACGATGTCGTCGGTGACATAGAAAGACTGACGCAGTTTAAGGAATAGGTCGTTGGCGTTTTTCATTTGTTGAAAGGCATTTCCCAGCGTCCGTTAAACTTGTGAGCCTGTCGCCCGATGTAATGCTCCCCCTTGATGATGAAGGCCATGAAAGAGTTTTGCCAGCGTAGGGTCGAGGGGCGACGTTCCGCGTATTGTAATGAGGTGTCGCAGGCACAGCCGCATATCCACACCGCCCCGCCACCGCGTCGCTCTAGGTTGTGCTGCTCTGCCCGGTGAAGGTGACCCATTACTAGACCATGCCCTGGGCCGCTGTTAAACCTGTGCGCCATTTTAAGGATAGCATCGTTACCGTGGAAGAAGCCGTGTGTAAATGTCATCGGGCCTATATCGACGTAACCTTTCTGTACCGTGTAGGGCTTTACGACCTTGCACCCCGATTGCCGGATAGCCTTGGACATGGCGAGGTCTACATCCTTTAACGCATCGAGCTTAGTGATACTGTCGGTATTGTACATGGCATCTCTTACGCGCCAATCGTGGTTGCCGTTTAAGAAGTGTGTCGGTCTGTACTTGGCTAGCCACTCTGCACCTTGCTCGAGGTCGTCTTTAAGTACTGCCCAGGATGCTTCCTTATCTTGATTGGATACGCCTTTGCGAAGTGCGGCTAAGTCCCAATTATCTCCGAGGTGCACGCGGTGCGTAGGCTTGAACTCTTTGCAGAAGTCTAAGACGGCTTTGAGCGTGTCCTGATCACCGTGGTTGCCGTGGTTGTCGCCCATGACGACGATGCGTGTCTCGGTGCTCATAAAGTTATTCCAATGCGATGATTACAAAGTTAATCACAAAGCTTACAATAAGTGGAAGCATCACTACCCACCATGACCAATCGATTTGGCTAGTTATCTTTAACGTAATAAAAACAACCTGGAGCAAAGTAATAAAACTCATGAGCGTAGCCCCTTGCCGTTTTTAATCTCGTACCAAATGCTTAACGCATCGGCTTTAGTTTTAGCGCTCATAAAGTTTTCATTGCCTCAAAGATTGCTTTAGCGTTTTCGGGTCGTCTACGCAGTACGGTTGCTCGGCAGTAAAAGCCTCCGACATCGTAATTTTTGCAGACCTTGGGCCGTGTATCATGGCAAGCACATTGGCCTACATTGGTTAGCGATGGGCAACGCGACTCAATCTCGATTCGAGAGGTTGGCAGTACGCCTTGCTCAACTCCTCTTATACGCAGAAAGTCCACAACATCGTGGGAAAACAAATGCACCGGAAGTTCCAGGGACTCACAGCAAGCACCTTTGCAGATTGAGCAAGGGTCGCTCACGACTGCCCCCCCTTGGCTTTTAGCCATTCCTGTTTTGACTTATCGTGCTTATCAACTTGAAGTCCGTGTTCTGCTGATTTGCCAACATAGCGATACATCTTATCCCCAGCCTCACGCAGACGCTCGTTCTCGGCTTTCACACGGTCGTATTCCATTGCAGACACAAAACGATAAACTCCGTCAGCGTGGTATTCAATCGTATGAACACCGTCCTTGAGCCGCTCGTTCTCGGCTTTCAACTTTTCGTATTGCTCTGAAGGAACAGCAGTCACAAAGGACGATGAACGGAGACGCTCGTTCTCGGATTGGAGTGCAACGATTTTGTCGTGCAAGGTGTAGTAGCAGGTCAAAGAAGTCCACGCTCCAGAAACATCCATAAGCATTTCAGCTTCTTTGTTTTTAATTATAGGACGGTAGCGGATAAGGCTCATCGGTTTGCTTGCTTAGAGATTTTGTTTAGCGCGTAACCACCGGGGAACGGCTCATGCTTAGCCTTGCGATAAAGAGCACGTGGGCAAGTTGCCAGCCACTCAGCTCGACGCGGGGAGATGCCCCAGCCTTTAGCCAGGGCGTGCTGCTCGACCGTCAGTTGGTACACGATCACCGTACGATAACTCATGGCACTAATTTCTTAATGGCTTCGTAGGTCGCTATCAGTCGTGCGTTCTTATCGTAAAGGCTTTCGTACTCCTTACGGTTTTCATCCTCTAACTCCTCGAGAAACTTAACACGCTCCTTAAGCAGTCGGTTATCTTCCATAAGCCCAGCAATGATTTTCTCAGAAGCCTCGACCGCTTGGTTCGCTAAATTAACAGGGATTAGGTGACTCATTTTGTTTCGGTAAGTTTTGTTATTTCTAGGGTGAAGCCTTGCTCACGTGCGTACTCGATAAGGTCGTCAATAGTCCAAATCTCGCTATGCCCTGTTTCCATTATGCGAGGGGTACACGTGGTACGGTTGAAACTATTTCGTGCGCCCAATCTTTAATGGCCCCAATCTCTCCGGGCTTAAAGGTAGCCTCGTAACCGATGAAGCACTCAGCCTCGAGGATTTGCATCTGCTTGTCTTCTTCTTCGTTTGCTGGGCCTATGCCCTGGCATCCTATCTTAATGGTGATGACGTTGGCAGGTGCTACGGTATCGACGACGCATCGGTACTCGTTCGCGTATCGCCAATCGGGAATGATGCATGAGCGTCCCGAAAGGATTGCGTACCGTGCATAGTCGGCGCATGAGTCTGCAAATATGTTAAGGTTGATAGCCCGCATCGATTTGCCCATAGCAACGAGCAGATCACGGTTGCGTACCTTGTCGGCCTCGGTGTGCATATCGATATGGTTCAAGCCCGCACGTGTGTAGGCGGCATTAGCGGCATCTTTGAGGAGGTCAGCAAAGGCGTGGCGACGACTACGACCTGTGGTGTGCAGGTCGAGTATCGCATTGCCGAGAGTGTCCTTACCAGCCCGAGCGTAGCCGGTGATAAGGTAGACTGTTGGGCGCAGGATTGTTACAGGGGTCATATCAGAAGGCAGGTTTGAAAGAGCTCACGTCGTAATCGACATAGGTCTTACCGCCAAAGTCACGCGGCTCGCCCTTCTTGACTGTTGCTTTAACCGACTTCTTCACGACTGCGTTAATTGCATCAGCGATAGAAAACTCATCGGTGATAGTTGCCGTTGATACTTTTTGACCGCCTGCTGCTTCGAGGAAGGAAGCGAGACGAGGCATTGCCTTAGGTGTGCCGAAGAAAGTGCACTTAACGTAAGCGCCGCATTGGGAGCGTAAGCCGACTTTGACAAGTGGCATACCCTTACTGCTTTTCTTAACGTCAGTTTCTTTAATCGTGC